TTGGTTCTCCCTGGCTTCAGGAGTTGTCACGGGCTTACTTCTAGTTCTGCTTCGACGCGGAGGACTTTCCTCGTCTTCACCCATGGTTTCAACTCCCTTCTGTTGAGTTCCTGACAAGTTTTGAAAGGGTGAGGTGCAGGAGAGGGAAAACTTTGCTTCCTGAAACTCCTTGAGGGGTCTGTTAGGTGCACGTCTGAAACCCAACAGACCCCCGAAGCAGCCTCCGGAGCAAAAGCTTTCCGCGAAAATTCCCGCCGGGGATTTTTTAGGTGGCCGGGCGATGCAGAGGGGGTGTGGAATCTGCGAGACCCCCCCCCGGTCGAAGACAAAAACGAAATAGTTTGTGTTCGACATTGAGAGTAGTAATGCAGGGTGGTGAAGTGCTGATGAGCAGTAGATGTTCGATGATGAACATCGGATTGTTCAGTGAATCAAACCATTGTACCGACAACTGTGTCGTTCTGCACGAAGCACACAAGCTGTCGGACACATCGTCGAAGCCTTCTTGTCAACGAAGATTGCGAAACCCAAACGCAACAAGAATTCATACAACAACATGTCCGACAGCAAGCATGTGTCATGCAGTGAGTTGGTCGGACTGGGTGGCAGGGGTGGAGGCAGGGTTGGGTACCTTGATGTACAGGCCCAGCTCATCCTCCTTGACGATCTCGTCGAGAGCCTGGTTGTAGGCCACGAGTTGATCAGCATCAGACAGGTCGTCCGATGTCACCATCACTCTATCCAAAAAGGACAGCGAGTGATAACCCTTGTAGTTGTCCCATGAGTACCACTCATCGAACTGTGTCCATGGATTGAACGGATTGTCAACTGTTGACAGCATGTACTCAGTCACTGTTCACCAAGCTTCGCTTGAGTGTGGAGACAGACACGCCCAGTTGTGCTGCCACCTCGGCCTGTGTGTAACCTCTCTGCAACATCGCGATCGCACGGCTCTTGTTTGCGGGAGACATGGTGATTGCGGTCTTAGGAGTTGCCAACTCCTTGAGCTTGTCCAGATCTGCGTTGCTGATGATCTGAGTCAGCTTGTTGTTGCTGATTGCACCTGCCTGGATGGCTTCCCACTCATCGGGGTCGATCTCGATACGTTTCTTGCCGGCCCCTGTTCTCGCACGGGCTTCTTCCAAAGCCAGTGCAGCAAGCTTCTTCTCTTCTTCCTTCGTCATGTCTGGATTCGCCAACTTCTTCTGACGAACCACAGCATTGGCGATGATCTGCGCTTGCCTTTCGAGAGGGCTGTTCTTGAGTGCGATGTTCAGCTTCGCATCAAGTCTCTCGACTTGTTTGGCGTATTTCAGTTTGGCTTCGGGCGAATAGGGGATAGGCTTGGTCGCAAGAATCTCCTTGCGCGCCTCATTGCCCAACGCCTTCAAGGTGTTGGAGTAATCCCCATAGATCTTCTCGATTGCCGTACCTGAAGAGAGTGTGTGGGCATCATCGATAAGACTGAGTTTGGGAACCTTCTCAGTCTCACGTACAACCTTTCCTTCTCGGTTGACGTATGTGCCACCTGTCTCGGTGTAGACCTTCTTCCCTGTAGCAGGGTCGATCTTGTATCCCTGCTTACGACGATTCACTGTCTTCGTCGAGTTGGTTCCCGAATTGGAGATCAGAGTCGACGCGCCACCGCCACGTTTCTGATACTTCTTCTTGAGCGCAGGAATACCGTTGTCAATGGCCGACTGCTTATAGTCGAGTCCATGTTTCTCGGCATCGATGACCACCATCGAATGGCGAACTGCTCGAGCAAGCTCGTCATCCGTGGCACCACGGATCTGCATATCTGTGATGAGGTTCGAGATCTTCCCCATTTCGACACCCTTGGTTCGAGCATCCATCCTTGGGATGGGGCTGTCGTCGGGGATCTTGTACGTCTTGGGGTCGAACCCTTTCAGACCTTCGAGAGCTGGCGAATGTTTGACCGCTCCGTCGTTGTTCGGAATGACCAAAACAGTATCGCCATCGAAGTCCGCTCCTGACAGCTTCTCGGCCACACTGCTGTGAATACCGATGGCATCAGGCGCATTACCGAGAAGACGACGAGCTTCCGGGTTCCTGTTGTTGACCGTGAGTTCGGGAATCTCGAACGTCCCTGCATGAGGGAACCGAACAAGAACTACCTTCTCGCCATCACGGAACGTCGGAGCATGAACCTCGTTCTCCTTCATCGACTCGATGGGGAGTATGACCTTGTTCTCCTGGCGAGGAAGAGCTGCAGCCTTGAGATGGATCGCTGAGGAATCGGCGTCGTCAGCGAACGATTCCAGAAGCCGGCGCTTGACAGCAGGGTTTTCGGTCGTCTTGATGACATCGAGTTCGTTGCGCTTGCGTTCGGCTGCCATGTCGAGCTGCTGCTTGGCTAGCGCGTTGCTCTGCTTGGAAAGCATCTGGGAAGAGAGACTCTTCGCCCAGGTGTCCCAATTCCCCTCCTCGTTGACGAGATTCATCGCCGAACGAAGAGTGCCGTGGATGGGGTTACCGTTCTCGTCGAGCTTGGGCAACTGGCGCACGACAGTCCCAAAAGGGTTGGTGGGATCGCCCTTGAGCGGCTTCATTGCATCGAGCTTGTTCCCGGTGTCACTCTTGTTCGTGTTGAACACGAGATCGACACCCTTGGGCAGATCGTCCTTGTAGACGGCCATACCCTTGAGGTAATGGGAACCGTCGACCGCAACACGCACCTGTGCATATCGAGCACCACCGAGAGACAGGTCTTCTACACCGGGACGAACGTAGATCACGCCATCGGCTGCCGAACCGCCGTCCTCTGCGTATCGAACCGAAATGCGCTTGGAATCCACTGACAGAGGCGGAAGAATCTTGGCGTAACTCTCGCCACCGTCGTCAGTGTATCCAGTGATCTGCTTGATGTTGTCCCGGTTCCTGTACACCTCAGAATACGTGGTGTTCGGGGCAGCCAGAACCTTGACCGTGGTGAGTTGTCCCGTACCGAGCTGCTTCACTTTGATGTAGTGAACCGTGTAGCCTTCTTCGTCCTGCAACTTCTTGACTGCAGAATCCAGCTTGGTGCTACTCAGGTTGAGATAGCGCTCGACACCTTGACCGATGTCGATATAACCCTTCTCATCGACCTGAGCCTTGAGCATCTCAGATGTAGAGTCGAGCACCTTCGCCTTGAGCTCTTGTCCTGGCTTGAGCAGCTCTCGTACAGACGACTCGTTTATGCCCATCTGGCGACCGATGGCGGACACGGACATACCCTTGTCACGAAGACGTTGGGCTGTCGAAATATCCGTCTGCTTCTGCCGGGCCTTTTCGATTGCCTTTGCTGCACGGAGTTGCGTCGTGGTCATTCCGAAACCACGGGCGATCTCGGCCTCACTCAGACCACGTTGCTTGAGCATGGCGACACTACCACCGAGCGTGGTGTCCAGCAGCTCATTCTTCTTTCCGGAACCCCAAGGATAACGGCCAGACTTGTGGAGCGTGCCGTAGTGGGCGAGATATGCGTCTTCGTCGATGATCACCCAATCTCCTCTTGCCTGAGTTCCTCGACCCTCTTGTCGAATGTCACGATCCGGTCCATGATGTGAACTATGTAGTCTGGATCGCCTTCGACGGCCGTGACTTCATTGTTCTGGTAGATACGCAAGAACGTCTCGATCTCGTGTGGCTTGATCCTGTATTCGAGACAGAACAGTGCTGCGTAGATGTAGAGCTGATGCATGGACGACTTGATGATGCCTGTCTTCAGATCGTGAATCCGAAGTTGGTTGTTCCGGAACGAGATGGCATCGGCTGTTCCGTAGAAGTTGTATGAGTAGAACAACACCTGTTCCGGCGTCATTCGGAAACCGATCGCGTCGTTGATGTACTGACAGATCGCGTCTCCGTCCTCTGGTTGCCTTCTACGCAGCCTTACAGCCTCGCTGGCGTATGCGTGGAGCTCTGTACCCCTTCTGGCCGCCATAACGGTGGAGAAGCGCTTCTCGAGCTTCTCGTCCGTATAGTTGATCCAGTGGTAGTTACTCGCGGTGAAGAGCGCGTGAGTGCCCGTAAGCTTCAAGTGCTCGTTGAAGTTCATGAAGAACTGCCTCTTCGTTTTCGGGGTAGATGAAAGCCGCGAATGACATCTCGTTCAGCGTATCAATGTAGTACGGTTGATTCGCCTGAATCGGAGCGTCCTCGCTGGCTTTGACTTCCAACATACCCCAGCGGTCTCGATAGAAGATGACAAGATCCGGAATGCCTTGGCGGTACGACGAATCGTTCTTCAAGACCACACAGCCAGGAAAGCGTCGGTTCAGCTTCTTGATGAGACGCTTCTGATACTCACTCTCTAGCACGTGTTGATCCCTCAGCCGGAAAAAGAAAGTAGGCGTTCTCTGTACCTTCTATCATAACACATGTATTTCTTGCGGTTCAATATCTAGTTTTTACTTGAGAATGTGGAACCTTTGGTAGGTGGGCCAGACTCGCGACTGGTTGTACACGGACATGACCAGGTCTCGATTCAGCAAGCCGAAGGTCGTGGAGGCTTCCCAACTCCCGCCTTCGAATATCGCCTTGGACTGTTCTTCCTGGATCGGACTGTTGATCGTGTTGAGCTTCTCATGGAACTGGCGAATATACTCTCGAGCGAACCAACGTGGGCGCCATTGGAGGTTGGCCGCTTTGTTGTTTCCCCGATCGCCATCGAGATTGATAGGAGTATCGAACGAGAGACTGCGGGCAGTCATGAGGAAGGCGTTGGCCACCAGGAGGGCAACCGACCGATTTTGCTGAACGCCCTTCTTCACGAGTCCGACATAGAACAGACCGTAGTTGTTGACACGAGGCTTGACGATCCTCTCGAGCCGGTCGTGTCGTATGTCTCCCGAGTCGCTCACCGAGTAGTTCGGGAACTCCTGAATCACTCGCCATTCGATCATGAAAACGGCTCACTTTCTTGGTGCAGAGTGGAACCTGTTACAATTTGGACATTTGGTGGTATCCTTGATTAGAGGGGAAGTTATCGGTACGCCTTGGGATTGTTTGGGATTTTCAGGGCCCGCGTCACTTTGCCACTTTTTTTCTTAAACTCTTTACGTGCGAGTCAGTTTAATATCTAGTTTTGAAAAGTAGATATTGAGTGCGCAAAATATTACAAGGATTCAAAACCAAAGTGACATCTGACTAATTTGATCTTGAACCCGCCAAGGGTGTGTCGCTACACCACCTCTGACCTGCGGTTTTACGTTTTCCGCAAGTCAGAGGCGACCGTCAAAGCCATGTCACTTTTGATTTTGCAAAGTGACATCCTCGTTCATGAGAACGGACATATGTTACTTACCCGACACGCGTACTAGCCGCAAAAGCACGCTCATTGAAGTCCTTTTTGGCCCTCAACGAGTCCCTCACTGCAGGGTCGATTGCAAAAGTGGCAAGCAGCACGTAGTAGTGGAGTACCGAATATGGCGTAT